TGCCTTTATAGCTTCGTCTTCACAATTCTCAAGTTCGTTTGTGAGCCATTGTGTAATCTCCGCTGTCAAGATCCTCTTCGATTTGTTCTCCGCTGACAAGTTTGACCACCGTAAATTCGTCTGTGTTGAACTTCTTGTTCAACCGATCAGCAAGATTGAACGCATGTCCAGGGTTGCTGAAGCTTGTTTTCTTATACTTAGCACCAGGGCTGTCGACGAGGCTGTTGAAGCTCTTGAGATTGATTGGTTGGTTTTTGTAGAATACAGCAAAGATAGCATCTGCGTCTAGGACTTGTTCACTGCGAAAATTTCTATCAGTGTGCTCCAACAGCACTTGCGGTTTGGGTCTTGCCATATCAATCTCCATTAACTCTAGCTTTAACTATTTAGCTAGAACAGGAGATTTTACCAATACCAGGTAAAGTGCAAGAACCCTGTGATGACGGGCCATCCCCAGATGGCGGTGGCAAAGATGCCTAGACCGATCAGGATCCCTAATAGATGCCAGCGCCAGTTACTCATATCGTCGTTGCTTTCGTTTAACTGCGAGTTGTGCGTCCGTCAATGTTTTGAACGGTCCAACGTGCTCGTATTTACGAAGCGTTGACAGTTTTGGGCAAAAAGAGTCCATCCAGCCACCATTGTCGAAGTTGATACCGTAGTAGCCAGCAGCAAAGTAGACCTTGCTCGTCGGTGTTTTGGTGAAGCAGGGAAGGTTGTCTTTCTCTTGGGTCTTGAACGTCTCAATCTTAGCTACTGGATAGCCAAAGACGTGCTCTTGGTGCCAGCTGCTGAGCTCTGGCTTGCCTTCAAATTCAAAGATCAAATCAATCTCATCGATAAGGTAAGCTAGGTTCTCTTTCGACGAGTCTGAGAAGTAATGGAAGTAGAATCCGTCCTCAGGACTAATTCTCATCGTTCCGGTCTTGTTGCCTTCTGTGTCGTAAGTAATCCAAAGCTTGTTTGGAATGACCTCAACGGCTCTCAGCTTTTTGGGCATACGAGGCTCCAAGGTATTTGGCGTGATCGTCCGCCTGATCGCCTACGCGAATTAGATTGTTCTGGCCGCAGTAACGCATCAGGTGGATGCCAACTTGGCCTTTATGTTCAGCTTGCACGGCCTCAACGATAGCAGCATCAAGGATAGCTTTGATCTCGTCTGGCTGAGCGGTCAAGTCAATCAGCGTCTTGTTGCGGCGATAATCGTCACGCACAATATGCTCTTCACCCTCATGGTCAGTCCAACGCTGTAGCATAAAGTTATTCCAGTTGAAGCCCATGCCGTTACGGTCCTCGAAGGCTTCCAACATGCCAACTGAGTTCTTAGACCCTTTCTTACGGGCGCCAGGATATGCGCTAAAGATGTTGTCAGACGTGTCGCCACGGATACACTTCTCGAACAACAGCCATTCAGGATTCTCTATTGACTTCTGCTCGCCAGTCTTCTTGTCAACGACAGGCTTTCCTTTGTCGTTAAAAATTCCTTCAAGGGTGATGTGTTGGCCTGCGATGCCGTTATATTGTGAAACATTCGGGCGTATAAGCTGATAGAAGTCAGAGTCTGAGCTGATGATAACATGCTTGTCGTCCGGGTGAGTCTGAATCCATCGAGCGATAAAATCATCAGCCTCACAGCCGGCCGCTTGAAGGACGGTAACGTTCGTTTTCTCATGTAGAAACGTCCGAAAGTCATCAAACGCTTTGAAGAATGCCTCATCTTCTTCTTGTTCCTTTGGAGTCATAGCATCACGGGCAACCTTGCGTTGTGCCTTGTAAGGAGCATAGAAATCCTTACGCCATGAGCGACCTTCGAAGGCGACGACAACATGAGTGCCACCAAAGTCACGCCATGCCTTGTTGATGCTTGAAAAGATGATATGCAGTGCCATACCAATCTTGTCGTCAAGATCGCCACGCACCACGTGCCGAGCGCGGAAAAACATGTTAGCCGCGTCAACCAAAATATAGGTCATAGATTTGATTCCAATTTTTCCATCACAAGAACTTCTTGCCGCTCGTTGTGATATTGTTGTATTTTACTAAGACAGGTGTCTGCATACTCAAGATCGCCGCGATCATATGCTTTAAGAAGTTCATCAACAGTTTGGGTGATGAGTTGTTTGTATACTAAGGACGACCACATCACAGGTTGCTCTCAAGCTTTTTGATCTTCTGTTCAGTGTCGTATGATAGCATCAAGCATCTCGTTGGCAAGAGTATAGTCTCGATCACGATACACGTCTGCCTCAAGCATGTCAAGCTTTTCTAAGATGTCAAATGTGTCTGAACGGGTCATGAAAAGATCCATGTCAGACTTCTGACCCCAGGTGTGGTATTTTTGAGTGAAAATGTGATGTATACGCATTTGTCTCTTATCCAAAGATCCTCCTTGTGAGTTTTTACTCAGGAATTTCTTTGGTCACTCCACGGCAAAGATCAGTAAACCACATGTCAACCACGTCCTCATCTGTTCGTCCGCTGTATCCAGCTTCAGTGAGAGCGTTGACAAACGCCTTGTTCCAATCTAGTTCAAAGAATCCGGTGCTTGGATTTTTCGGGTCAGCAAACTGAACGCTGACGACTCGCACCCATGGTTCGTTGTCGATATTTGCGAGCGTCTTTTCGCGAAGGACCTCGTCTTGGATACGACGAGCCTTCATTTTCTTCCACCACTTAAACATTACCAGCCAATCCTCTCCCAAGGAACGTCTTTTGCGCCAAAATGACCGTAGACGCAATTCTTACTGTATTCAGTGAAGTTGAACAAATCGAAGCGATCGATGATGCCCTTAGGCGTCAGGTCAATGCTGTCACGAATGAACCTTTCGATTGAGCGATTGTGTCCGTTGCTGTCTACATAGATACTTATCGGCTCTTTGACGCCAATCGCATAGCTCAACTGGATCTGGCACCAGTCAGCCATGTCGTCAGCTACGACGTTCTTTGCTAGCCAACGTGCTGCATAGGCTGCGCTGCGGTCAACCTTTGTTGGGTCTTTGCCACTGAAAGCGCCGCCGCCGTGCGGCGCCCACCCACCGTATGTGTCTACAATGATTTTGCGGCCAGTCAAACCAGCGTCGCCGTCTGGACCGCCGATTACAAAGTTGCCTGTTGGATTGATGTGCCATACTGTGTCGTTGTCAATCAAATGTCCGAAAGTATCGTGAGCGGCGCTTTTGACGGCTTCACGGACCAGCCCGATTTGCCCTTGACGATGCTGGTGGGAGCATACGATTGACGATATACGTTTTGGGGCATCATTTTCATATTCGACTGAGATCTGGCTTTTAGCATCTGGAAGTAAGAACTCTGCCCCCCGCTCCCTGTAGCTATCAAGTTTATGGAGTAGCTCGTGGGCAAGGTAGATGGGTGTGGGCATATAGTGAGCGTTTTCATTGCTAGCGTAGCCAAACATGATGCCTTGGTCTCCCGCGCCGAAGTCGTCGGTGCCCAACGCGATATCGCCTGACTGGGGATGTAGCTCGTTGTAGATACGTAGCGTTGCCCAGTCGAACCCACCACCGGATGGATACCCGATTGACCTAACGGTATCGCGGATAATGCTGTCAACCTCGGCTTTTTTGAGGTTAAAGTTTTTGACTTCGCCGGCGATGGTGACCATATTTGTCGTAACGAGAGTCTCGACTGCAACTCGCGTCGTCGTGTCTCCGCGTTCCAACGCTGCGTCAAGCAAAGCATCTGATATTTGGTCTGCAACTTTATCAGGATGTCCACGGCTCACACTTTCGCTTGTGAATACATAATTTCTGCTCATTACTGGCTCAACACCTTTTGGATTTCGGCACGAATTTCTTCTTTGAGAATCTCTAGAAGTTCTAACTCTGCATTGAGCCCGTGCGTCTCTTCGTCTTTAACCGCAGCACTCGTAAGTCTTGCTGCAAACCAATATGGCTCCTCGTTAATGCTCGTAACAAATCTGAATTTTAGTTCAGATTCTGTTTTTTCATCTAACATTTTGACGATGATGAAGTCTTTATCATCAACGTTTACTGTAAAGCTATCTACCATCATGTTCCCCATGCGTTACCAAACAGGTTGATGTGGAGCCTTGGCGTAAATCGCCAACCTTTCTCCATCGCTAACTTGGCAACTTCTAGTGTTGTCATCGTGTATTCTTCGCTACGTCCGCCTAGCGGCATCAGGTAGACTGGCACCTCACGATTCAGTGCTCTGCGATATTCGCTAACAGCTTGCTCAACCTCTTCGACGTCTTGCTTGTCGGCTACGACAAACTTGAGGTAAAGGTTTGAGTGCGGAATGCTCATGTATTGACGAGCGACTTCCGGCTTGATTGCATCTTCCCACTTCTCACCGCTCACGCTCAGTTTTGGCGAGCAGCTAAAGGTGACTTCGAAACGACGGTGGTAGTTGTCCAGATACTCATACAGGTCTGGGCGCAACAGTTGCGTGGTATTGGTCTCGAACGTGATGTTCTTCAAGTCACGCATCTTGCTTTGCTCTAGCAGATCCGGATAAAGCGTCTGCCAAGCCAACAGCGGCTCACCTCCTGTAAAGATCAAGTGAACGTCTTGTCCGTTAGGCTGGGTCCATGTGTTATTTGGAACGTCCTTGAGTAACAGCTCTGGCAGGTCAGCAATGTCGTCTGTCTTGTTGAAGTGCTTGAACTCTGGGTAGATGCTTGCGTATGTATCGCAGCCCGTGTGGACAAGCGGCAAGTCTTCAAACTTTTCAGTTGTCTCGTGGACTTTGTCTTCAATCAGTTTAGCCACTTCAGGGTTGTAACGCCCTTTGGGTGTGCCACGAGGCAATCCGAAGTTCATGCAACGGAAGTTACAGCCGAACGTCCGAAAGAATACACTTGGAACGCCTACAAATCTGCCCTCGCCTTGTAGCGAGTAGAAGATTTCTGTGTAGCGAATTTCTTTTACCATAATTTGTCCTTGGTTAGCTCATAGATGCCATGATGCGCTGCATCGCAACTTCCATAGCTTTTGCTTGCTTCTTGCGGGCCATCTTTAGTTTAACAGGTCCAACACGATCTGTAAACATGATTCCTTGTAGATGGTCGAATTCGTGTAGGAAGACTCGTGCGTCCATGCCAAACAGTGTGGCAGCGGTGCGGACACCAGTCTCATCTTCCCAGCTTGCCTTGATCATGTCTGGGCGTTTGATCTTGAGGTAAAGGCCTGGCTCACTAAGGCAGCCTTCGCTCATGAGCACCTCGTCCTCGCTCACTTCGTGGATCTGAGGGTTGAACATCGCAACCATCTCAGTCTGCACCATCTGAACATGAACAGCGGCGTTGAGGTTGATCTGGTTAGCAGCAAGACCGATGCCACGATGCTTCTGCATCAGTGCCTTCATGTGGTTGCTGACAGCCCAACGATAGGCGACGTTGTCTTCAGGAAACGGCGGCACCTGGATCTCAAGGCTCGGGTGCGGCACGTAGATTAGCTTATGTGCGCTCATGTCATATTCTTGTTTGTTACTCATTTGCATTGTTTTCCCGGAATTTTTGGATTGCATCGCCAATACGGTTGACTACTTCAGCGCCACCATCGCCAACGCCTTCACCGACAATGCCTGCGCTTTCATTCAAAGCATTTGCCTTTTCTTGCAGCACGGCAGGATCGATACCAGTTACGGTGTTGATTGTGGTCTCGACTCGCTCAAGCGTCTCACTCACGCTGTCACTCAGTTCAATCAACTTGTCAACCTTGCCGCCAATCACTGCGCTCGCTGTCAAAGCAATCGCAAGGACGATGACTTGACTAAAGGCTGCGATTAGAGTCATGCGCCAAAACTGGCGATTGAAAAACGGTTCTCTTGGATCTTCGTCCATGTGCAAATTCCTCGGCTGTGGTGGTTCTACTGAGTCTGGGTCTGGGTCTATGTGGATTATTTTGGAGACCAGTGTTCTAAACATCGTGGCTCATACAGTCCGATACTGCCTACTGCGACCCTTCCACCTTGGTCTGCAAGGCGCTGGGTCTTGGTTGCTTCTTTACCGCATACGTTGCAAACTGCGCGGATCAACTTGATCTCGTCGCTGATTGCCATAAGCATGGCGGTAGTTTCAAAAGGCTGCCCTCGACTGTCTTGGTTGAGACCAGCAGCGATAACGTTCACTCCGTCTGCCAACATCTGGTTGACGTTGCGAAGTGTCTCCTCTGTGTCCATGAACTGAACTTCATCCAAGAACACGGTATGGTAATTATATGGCTTCAAGTTGTGATTGTCAAGTATATGCTGCCAGTCCCGAGCACTAAAGCATGGGAAACTTAGACGGTTATGCGTCTCGATCTGCGTTTCGCTGTAGCGATTGTCTATACTTGGTTTGATGACTAGGACCTTCTGGTTGCAGTGTCGGATCCAAAGTATTTCTTGTAGTATGCCTGAAGTCTTGCCCGCATACATTGGGCCTGCGATTGTTTTAAGTTTTCCGTTTTTTGTCAAGGTCGAGATCTTCTTTCAAATCATTGATCTCTTCGCGCATAATTTGTTCCATTTCAGACGTGGCTTGCTCTATACGATCCATCTTTGTTACCATGATGGAAAGTATGTCAGCTAGATGACCCATTTGTTGGTCTAGCTCTTCAAGTTTGCGCTTTAGATCGTCATCTGACGCTGCCATTTTCTGACCTCAACTTTTCCATTACTTCGCACTCGCGGGCAAAGTCTGTGTAAGCCCTTACAACGTTACTTATCGCTTCGCTGTATGACTTGTTGAGGTTGGCTATTGCGTCATCCATTTGTTGACCTATCTCTTGTAGGTCAGGATACTTATCCTCGAGTCCAGGCAGTCTAGGAGCGATGCCTAAAACTTTTTCGATTCGTGCAAGACGATCTTCAAGTAGTTCGCCATTGCGACCAACTTGAAAGTCGCCGTCAACGATTACACGACCATTCTCTGACCTGATAACAACGTCTGATGGTGTTATCAGGTCAGGATGATGGAACGTGTAGCTCTTTGCTGAATTGTTTACGACTTCCCATGTTGAGTGGGAAGCCGCAACTATGTCGTAATCGGATTCTTTAACCATGACCCTTCATCGAGAAACAGATGTCGTAAAACTCTTTACGTAGAGTTGGGTCGTCCATGAAGCGGCCGCTCATTACGCTGGTCGTCATATCGCTCTCATGCTCTTTGACGCCGCGGTGTGTCATGCAGTGGTGCTCAGCTTTGACCACGACTGCAATGTTGTCAGTCTTGGCGTGCTTCTTGAGTGCCTCTGCAATCTCAGTCGTCATCTCTTCTTGGATCTGTGGACGCTCAGCGATGTGGTGGATTATACGGTTGAACTTACTAAGACCAATAACCTCACCGTTAGGGATGATACCGACCCAGCACTTACCCACAATGTTTTGGAAGTGGTGTGCGCAGGTTGAACGGATGGAGATCGGTCCGCTCGTGTAGAGGCCTTTGTATCCCATGTTAGGGAAGGCGGTAACATCTGGCTCTGGACGATAACGCCCGCCAAATGTTTCATTCACAAACATCTTAGCGACACGCTTTGCGGTGTCCTGTGTGTTGTGGTCGTTGTCAGTGTCAATGACGAGTGCTGCTAGCACTTCTTGCATTGCGATTTGAACCTCCGCTTGAAGTTCAGCCAGCTCACCGTCTTCGATATATGCTGCAATATTGTCGTTTGCGTGGAAACGCACTCCTGCTTCTTGCAGGCGCTTTTTGATTAGTTGTGATGTTTTCATAACAGTTTGCCCTTATTCGCTTGAACCCGTCAACTTGCTGACCATGATATCAGCTGACAGGTAGTTATTGACTAGAATATCACGTTGCCTGCGCAGTGGTTCCGCATAAGCGTCTGGATTTGCTAGTATTGTATTTAGGCGGTCTACGAGTTGTGGGCGATAAGCCATGAAATTTTCGTAGTTTTCCGTCCAAACACTTGGATATTTGAACTCTGGCAGATACATTTCGTGGTAGCTGCATCTATCTGGCACAAACGGAATCGTGCCTACTAGCACGCCTTCCATCAGGCTAATACCCAAGTTTTCATGTAGAGAGCAACTAAACATGACCTTTGAATTGGCCATAGCTTCATAGTATGCACTCTTAGTTAGTTTCTGCTTCTGAGTGATGAGCATAGAAAAATCATTGCTAAGGTTCTCAGCGATTTCTGGTTGCTTATCCTCGTTGTAACGGTGTGGCCAAATGATGTCCCATGTGCGCTCGTCATATGGCTTGGTTGTGATGGTCTTCATCTGCTCAAGGATAGCACCGTGCGGTTGTCCGCTGACAACGGCGCGGTATTGCTCTTCCAAAGGAATCTGTAGGTTGCGCAGGAACATCTCACGGTGGAAATGTGTGCCAAAGTAGATGTAGTCGCAGGCGTAGTAGAAGCTTTTTTCAGCTTCCCACGGCCATGGCTTGCGCATCTTTAGTCCGAGAATATCTGTTGGGTCATATGCTCCTGCATGAGCAATCCCGTGGAGTATCCAAGATTTTCCAAGTAGATCACGCATATATGCAAGCTGAAGTATCGCTGGGTTCCAGAAGTCTGTGATGAGGATGTGAGCGTCATCGGAAACGTTTCCAGCATGGATCTCTTCAACAAAGTGAGCGAGCTGTGTGCTTTTCCAATAGTTAGTGTCACAGAAGTCGAGGAACCCGCCATCTGTAGGGTTCTGCGAACGTTGTTTGCCGATCGCGTTAAAGACCTTTGAGTTACTACCATCAAGATTCTCCTCTAGTAGACGCGGGATCTCGTCATACCATTGCTTCGTGTATCGTCCGTCTAGAGGCTCTAGCGGGAAGATCCAAATATCACTCATATAGGCTTGCTCCATAATCTTTGTCAACGTCTACACGCTCAATGTCCTCTTCCATGCAGTTCTCACCATACTGGATCTCAACGATACGTGTGACACTTTCTGTTGCATTTACTAGCTGATGCCATGTGCCTGCTGGAATGTGCAGTTCATCTTGTTCATTAAGAGTTGTCGTGCGCGGATTTTTCGGGTCACTATCGCTAAGGAATACTGTAGCTTCACCATGCGTAACCATCCAGTATTCACTTCTCATCCTGTGTCTCTGCATACTTAGCCTCGACTTAGGATTAACTGCGAGCTCTTTCACTTTAACACTAGGGCCGTCTTGATGCAAGTTTCTGTAATAGCCCCATGGTCGTTCGGTGCGAGGAGACTTCCACTCGTTCAGGATCCAGCTTGAGCTATTGGCTTTGAAATCGCCACCAATGCCAAAAGCAAATTGGACCTGATCCTGCCCTTCATATCCAATCATTTCAGGAATGTTGCCTTCGTTACGGTCGCCACCGTTTGCAAAGACAATGTAGGCGTCAGGCCAGCGACGTAGAGCCCAGCGGATCGCATCGTTTGCGCTACCATCACTATCGTCAAAACCAAACGCCTCGTCAACCATCTTGAGGTTACGGATGATGTTGACGCGCTCTTCAAATGGCATAAAGGCGCGGCCTTTCTTGCGCTCTAACCAAGCATCGCTGTTGACACCCACGACAAGGCGGTCTCCGAGCGATCTAGCAGCATTGAGTAGGTTGATGTGTCCGCTGTGGATAGGGTCAAAACCTCCACTTACGACTACGACTTTAGACATATGATCTCCTTAGTCAAAATCAAACAGGTTGCTTGCGGTGCTACGAGTATCAACATAACCTTTTACAATGCTTTGTGAGTCAAGGTAGTTGGCAGCGTTATCGATCACATCCATTGGTGTCTCTGAACTGAACACTTCTTCGATGATCTGATTGGTCATCAACACGTCAGTCTTTGTCCAGTGGTCCAGCACCACAGCCTTCTTCTTTGAACTGTTCTTGAGCAACTTGTATTCTTCAAGTGCAAGTCCACCCCAAAGCTCACGTGAAAGATCAACTGTCTGGTTAACCTGCTGGATCGTTTCAATCGCCTTGTAGACGTTGTGTGCCATGACGTAGAGGTAGCTGCTGGTGTCCCAGCTGGTTTTGCCTACCTTGTCAATCTTGTTTTTGCTGCCTTGTGACTCCCAAAGTGATGCGTCGTTGAGTAGTTCTTTGTCACGTAGGACTTCTTCAAGGTCAAAGTCCTCAACAGCATCAACAAGGTGATGGTTTTCCTTTGCCTTCTTCTCTGCCCATGCTGCCATGAGCGCTTCCATGTTAGGAACGCCGTGCTCATAAACGCATAGGTCACCAGCAGTTAGGCGGTCATAGATTGGGCTGTAGTTTGGAAGCGGCAAATCGCTGCCAGCAAAACGCTTGTCGTCAATCACAGCATTGGCTGATGCGATGAACTTCTCGTTGTTGAGGAGAATGTTGTCATACTGATAACCTTTGGTTGCCATAATGAACGAGCTAGCAGCATCATAGCTGACGTTTAGCTGTGGGTTTACCGTTTGCTGTAGCATACGCTTGATAGTTGTGTAATAGCTAGCGTATTCAACGCGGCTCACACCAAGGAAGTGCAACCAGTCTTGGTTACCCTCTTGCATCAGTCCGTAGTCACGCATCCATATCAGAAGCTTGAGCATGACGACGAGGTTCTTGCTGGTTGAGCCCCCAAAGCCGAAGCCTTCAAACGGATAGTCTTTGACCTCGTCAAACCAGTGACGTGCTTCGTCAACTGTGCGGCCCTGCATAGAGTTGAGCAACTTGGTTTGATGCTTTCGGTTCTTGACGAACCAGTCGTTGTTGAACTTGCTGTAGTCCAAGCATTGTTCAAAACTTGTGATGCCGTTACGCGAGCTATACGGTTCGCTAGCCGCTAGCGTAGGAACGTCGAGCGTCATGCTGTAGTCTGCGGTGTGCTCGAGGTAATCAAGGATCTTGATGCGCAGGCTGTCGTCTGACTTGAACTTTGGCCAGTCGCACTTGAGGATACCAGTAATGATCTGGAACCCGCCCGAGTCACCTAGGATGAAACTGTTCTTGCGGTCACGTTGCTGGATCATCTTTTCTTCCAGGTTGCTCTTGGTGATGTCCAACTGAGCATGGCCTGCTGAGTAAAGCCCCCACTTGTAATGGAAATAGCTGTTCTCAGGGTCAAGGAAGTTAAGCCCTTCGATACCGCGTTCAAATCCTGCTGGCACTCGTGTATCTGGGTGCTGAAGTGTGCCTACGTAGAAGCCACTGATACTAGGCAAGAAAACCGCATAATCGCGGTTGTTAGCTGTCAGATCAATAGGTTGGGTTTTCATGAGTAATCCTAAAATAATGTAATGATAGTAACAGGTTACTGACGCCCGGTCAAGCGTTTTAGCTCTGCTAAGGTGTCTTGCCAGCCTGCTACGTTGAAAACTTTGTCGCCGTCTCTGTTGCGCTGGATGATGGCATTTGCTAGTGGATAATCGTTGCCGCCTTCTTCGCAGCGGTCACCAAAAAAGTAAACTGTTCTGTCTGAAAAATCTTTGAGTATTTGTCGTTTGTCACTATCTTTTTCGGTGATATCGATTCCAGTCTCGCCACCTATCGTTGCAACTGTATTTAGGTCGTGACTGAATTGAATGTTGAAGTCATCAGCTAGTTTTTCACGTTCTCGGGTAACTTTGTCGTATTCAACGTATCTTGCTCTTTGCTCAAGATCTGCATTGCGACCGACGATGCTGAAGTTTACGGAACCTGGTCTGTGCTCTATGTGTTTTCCAGTTTTCTCTGGATATTCTGATGTGATGATTGCTCGCTCTAGCCAAACAGCACATTCGCCTGGGAGACGCCAGCTTGAAGAATACATCTCCATACCGCGCTCCCAGACGCTGTTGCCTGAGCAGTTGTAGGATCGCTTGACGCAATCTTCTACAATATCTTGACCTAGTTGTTCAATAGTTTTGACGTAGTCACTTCCACTCACCAAATACACTTCGTTGTTTTGGGTGAACTGGGTGAAGAACTCTCGCATCTCGTCGGTGATAGGTTGCCTACTAGGGGTGAGCGTTCCGTCTACGTCAAAAATATAAACTAGGTTCATTAGGCAGCCTTCTTAACCCAAGGCGCCTGGAAGACTCCAACGTGGATCTTCAACTTCTTTGGGCTCCGCGTTGGGCTCATGCGGATGTTCACATCAAAAGTGAACGCCGTTTCGCGGTCTGCGGTGTCAATAGAGAAGTCATAGATCATCTTCTCTTTCTGCAGATCACTCAAGTAAGCATTGAAAAGTGACCTGACAGGCTTAGGGTTACCAGCTTCAAGAATGCCATCCCAAGGCTCGATGATTTTGAGAAGATCAAACTTGATATCGTTAAGGCTGATTACGTTAGACATGATTTGTCCCTTAGATTGAGGTAAAGTTGAGGGTTGCGCCGTTCTCGCCATCTTCACTCACGGTGATTTCCATGGCGCGGCCTGGGTAACGGCTGTGGATGGTTTCAGCAAGCTCGCTGGCAATCATTTCACAGCTTTTGTAATCCAGCGCAAGTGTGCCTTCAGCATACATCTTCTCAAGCCAACGCTTGAACTGGATAAATTCAATGTCACGATCATCGTGGAATACTTCGATAGCGACCTTGAAATGGAAAATATGGCGGTGTGGGACGCCAAGGAAGCTGACGTCATACTCATCGCCTGTAGCTAGGCTCGGGTCCGTAGCAGCGGCAGGATACTTGTGAATGCCTTCCTTTTGGAAGGTGACCCAAATCATAGTGCGCTGTAGGTGAAGCTTGTGCTTGCGCGACCCAAAGTCAGTTTTGATAACGGTAGCCATCACTCGTCCTCATCCACAATGATTGGTTTCACATTGCTCTTTTTTCTTGGCGTTGCTTTAACAGCATCGTCAGTCTCAGTCAAACCTTCGCGCTCGGCCCACTTTTGGACGACTTTCATCATCTCCCAAAGCTTCCAGTCCATCGACTTCATATACTCGAGAGTCTTTTCCTGGAATTCCTGAGCGCTCAGTTCTTCAGCTGACGGCTGCTCTTCAACTAGTCTGATCTTTTTGACCATACTCTTCTCCTTAACGGCTCATGGCCGGCATGATGTAGCTGTAAAGTCCGATGCCTGAATCGACGTCGATTTGACATGCGCCCTGGTCGCTAAAGCGAACAACAATCGTGCCACCCAACTTGAGGATGCTGAGGAATTCAGCTAGCGGCCAACTCCACTTTGTTGTAAGCTCGCCCTCGATGTTCTCAGCGAACACACGGCGGCCGACAACGCCACCTTCTGCGCTACCAACTTCAAATACAAGGTTGCCCTTCTCAGTCTTTACGCTGAATGCTGGATCAACTCCTGCATAGATGCCGGCAACTTCGCTCAGTTGCGCAATGCGCTTCTGTGCTGGTGTAACAGTAACGGCCCAGTTAGCGCCCTTGAATGTAGCAACCTTCATTGCCTGGTCGACAATCTCCTTGCTCATGAAGCGATATTTGTCGCTGTTGCCTTCAGCGTCTGTAAACACCAATGTGGTTGGCATCTCTACGCCGTTGCGCTCTTGGCGGACAACTTCGATAGAAGCATCTGAGCCTTGGTAGTTTGACAGCTTTGTCAGGCTGCTGAGCATACCAAGGCTGCCCATACCAAACTCGCCATCGAACTCAGCAACGTGATCATGTAGCGTGGCGTGCATGATAACGGTCTTCTTGGCGTCCATAGCAGCAAGCTTTGTGCTCTTTGCATCGCCAGTAATTTTGATGTTCTCAATAATGCCCAGTCCGCTTGTGTGCTTGACGACATCGAGCAATACGTCTTTAATTTCAGCCATGTAGATATTCCTTCTGATAAGTTATTGTAACATAAGAGTTTTTTGTAAGCAACGGTTTTCTTTAGTCAAAGTCAAATAAACTATGAAAAGTCGTGCTTTCTTCAGCGCGGGACAGGTCCCAACCAAGCGTGTCGAGTAAGTTCTCGATCTTCTTTGTAATGATAGCGTCTTCCATCGCATTGTGGTCAAACGGCAGCTCTTTATACCACTCAGGGATACGCTTCTCGTCTGTTGGAATGGCGACACTGCCCATGTTAAGCGGGTTGTCCTTCAGCTTACAGACGATGGTCTTCATACCGTCCACAATCTCAAGGGCGTAGTTATCGCCATGCATGTCACGTAGGCGGTTGTAGTTGATAGCTGCCATAACGTGCCCAACCTTACACTGGCCAGTCTTCTCCCACTGCCTGGTGTATTTGGTCAGGTTGTTCACGCGCTTGGGTGTCCCCTTCTCCCAAGGCGGCATTTCTCTAAACTGCTGACGGAATTCCTTGATGCGCTCGATAATCTCATCTTCAGTAGCGCCCTCGAGTGTCTTAGTGAGGATCTCCTTGAGGAAGTCTTGCATGTATTCAGGTGTGTCGCTGCGCTTGATCTCCAAGCCCATAACTTTGAGCTTACCGCGCTTGCCGTCTACGTCAACGCGAGTGCCTTCATCGTCAATAACAAGGATGCCGTAACGCTTCTTGCTAATGAAGAGCCCTTTCTCGCCCACTGTCTCACGCGCTGCGGCAATAATGCGTCCATACTTGTCAGGGCAGTTGTGAGCCCGTTCCATGTAGTTGGGGAACGTCTCGTTAACTTGCTCGCCGATTGTGTCGTATAGCTGGATAACGGTGTCCTTGTCCCACTTGAACTCGCCACTCTCAATCTGCTTCTTGAAGACCGGGTAGGCGCTAAAGTAAACAGAGTCAGTGTCACCGTAAATGATGCTCTCACCAACGTGATCGTAGACGCCTGTGATACACTCGTTAGTCTGCGCGGCCATGTGACGTGCGATCGTGCGCCCTGTCAGGGTCGTCGACTGCCCAAGCCTCTGGTCAAAGAAGCGGCAGTGCGGGTTGAGTAGAGCGCCGTAGAGCGAGTTGAGGTTAATCTTCTTCACCAGCTGGCGCTTGTCCCAGAAAGCGAACTCTTTCTCCTGCCCTTTGACGCCCTTAACGGCTTTGGCTTTGGCTTGGAGTTGCTTGCGCTCTGCATACCAACGCTCGAGTAAGCTAGGAACAACGCCCTGCTTCTCAAACGTGAAGATGGTTGCGTTGCTGGTAATGCACCAAGGCTTACCGTTGTGGAAGATTAAGTCGTAAATCTCAGCGCCACTTGCCTCATATGTAGTGCCGTCCTCGAAGTCGATGTAGAGCTTCGTTGACTTGTCGCGCTCCATGACGAGCTCGTATTCCTTACAAGCGAACTTACCTTCCCAGTATTTTGCGATTGGGTTTTCTTTGTAACGCTTGACGTAGCTGTCAATCTCAGGCTGTGTGATGCTGTGGCGCACCTGCCCGATGATTGTCTCCGTGCTCATGTTGCAAGCGCGAAGGATGGACGGATACAGTGAATTAAGGTCCATACTGCCGACCCAGTCGTGCATACCTTTAACAGGGTTAGCAACGTAGGCGCCAGCCGCTTGCGTGTGTTCGTTTCCACGCGCTTTGTCGGGCACGATAAGCCCACGATGATGTGCTTCGTTAACGATAGCTTGCTCAGTTTGAGCCACAGCGCCCATCGTTGTCTGTAGTAGGACGGTGTTTGAGTGTGCTAGGAGGTTAGCTTGGTCAATGTATTGCAGCTTGTCGTCTAGCTTGCGCAGGAGGTTCGTGTCCTGGATGTTGTAGGCGATAAACTTCTTGAAGTCATTGTTGTAGAGCTGGTCGAGCGTCCCCTCGTAGTCGACTTTCTTTTCGCCTAGCTCGTGCTCAGTAATAGCGTCAAGGCTATAACTGTGCATGACGTTGTAGGTATACTTCATGTAGAGTTGCATGTAGTCAAGGTGGACGCGACCAACAAGGTCATACGTCTCTACTTCGCTACCATAAGCAGACTCATATGTGCGCTTCTTTGGATACTGGCCCCACAGGCAAAGCTTGCGGGTGTAGTCCTTGCCGATAACGCGGGCGATGCGGTTGACGATGTATGGAATATCGAAGCCTTCGCTGTTCCACCCGCTAAGGATGTCAGCGTCGTCAACGAGCTCAATAAACGTCATGAGCAGTTCTTCCTCACTGTCCATGAGGAACACGTCGCTGTCAAAGCTATCGCAGATTGCTTCTGCTTCGGCTTGCGACAGACCTTTTGGCTTGATTACGAGACAGATTGTCTTGTTGAGCCAGTTAAGGTGAACGCCAACCGCAGTGATAGGGTTGAACGGATCGTCAGGTGGAGCAAATCCGAGCTCTTTGTTGAAGTCGACCTCGATGTCGAAAAATGCGATGTTGAGCTCAGGGACTTCAGCGTCCATGTAATGGTCAGCAAGGCAGCGGAAAACGACGTTGACGTCGCTTTCAAACAGACGCTTGTCAGAGAAGGCTTTCTTCTCTTTCATAAAGGCTTTGCTGCTGGTGGTTTGGAAACGCTCTAAGCGATCACCGAAGATGCTTGTGAACTTTCCTTTGGGGTCTGGGTAGTAGAACACGTAACGAGCAGGGTATTGCGTATAGTTACGCTTACCTGACTTGTCACGTTCAACTACAAAGATAGTATCGCGTTCGCGATCATGCAATGCGTCGACATACACGTGATATTATTCCTGATTAAGATTTTGCTTCAGCATGAGCATGACAACTTCCTCGCCAAGCTTCTCAAGGCTGATAACTTCTGTATGGTATTTATTGTAAGTTGGGCGGCAATTTCGCGCTGTAAGGACTCGTCTGTCAATATCTTCAAACCGAACAGTCTTGGCTGTGAGGTGGGTAATTCTCCCAATCACAATACAAGAACGAGTGTAGGGTGCGGCTATGATAGTCCCTACTTTCATTTCTTGACCAAGTCGATCATATGCAACTTTTGGTGCCTTGCTCATAGTCCACTCTCCAGCTTTCGCATAAGCATTTCTTCTTGACTGAATCTGACACATTTATGCGGTTGCGTAAAGTGTTTGTCGTCCCATCCTTCAAACCTGATGAATGTCAGGCTGCCTAGGTGATTGATAGCACGTATTTGCCCATGCATGATACCACCAGGTGAGCCGGGGTCTACAGGAACGTAGAGGACCCAGTCACCTGGCTCTATCTTGCAGTTGAAACGATCAGTAATCACGACCGACGGCAATAAGGATTTCTTCGAGCTCGCTGAGGTCATCACGCTTGCTTTCGAGGTCAGCCTTGTATGCGGTGCGGATTGCTTTGTTCAACGCTGCTGGCTTGATG